ATATCAAATCTCTATTAAATAAAATCGACGTGGAAGAAAAAACTATCGAAAAATTGACTGTATTTGTTAAAACCAAGCGCGGTCAGATGCTCGTTAGTAAACTACATACGTCGACATTAAAGGATCTTTGTAACCGATATAACGCCCCTAAGTTCGTTCGTTTATACAACAACGACACCAAGAATATAAACTTATTAGAGAGCGTTCTGAAGAAGAATAACATAACAATAGCTAAACAGGTTAGTATAACCCCAAATCCGCCTGTTAAGGTTAAAAAGTATCCTATTCGTCTTACTAAAAAAGAAATAGGTAAGATTGACTCTCTTAGACCCAAGAAACGTATGGGTTATGCAGAACAATTGCATGCTTACGAGGAGGCTATGATGGCCAAATACGCAAAATTGCACCCAGCTCCACAGGAATGGCAACTAAGACAGGATCTGTTCCCTCAGGAGATGATAGACGGCTATAACAAACTTGTTGAAGCACGTCGAGAATATGTACGAGATTTTATAGTCTCTGTATATTACAAACTACCGATCATTGGACGGTATAAAACATCCGATGGAAAGTTTGTGAATAGACTAATCACCAAGATTAAAGACATCAATGGTGGAGGTCATCACATTAATAGCATTTCTAAAGAGCATCCGCTTTTGAAGAAAGCACAGGCCATAGCAGATGAGTATTACAAGCAGGACAACAACCTTGTATGTATACAGATTAAAGGCCACACAAAGATTGGAAGAATTATCTTGCCACATAAAATAATGCCCAGTATAGCCTCTGCTGCATAGCACGTAACTGGGTTATGGACACACTACCAGAGTCTAATTGACGTTAGGATGGTTCTTTTATGCGAATAAAAGAGTGGTTCGATTCCGCGGTGTGTACTAATAACCAAAGTATCTTGTATCATGGTAATTCATAACAAAGCAATTACCGTTTATGATATTGAGGTGTTCCCAAACTGTTTTCACTGTACATGTAGAGATACTGAAACTAACAAGTTATATACTTTTGAAATATCCCAAAGAAAGAATCAGCTAACCAAGTTAGTTGATTTCTTTTATTATAAGAATGACGGCATACGTATGTTCTGTGGATATAATAATAAACATTACGATGATGTGGTGATAAACTACATTATCGATTTTTATTATAAGTTAGACCAGTTACCTTATACGAGAATATGTCAGTCGATATTTAACTTATCTACTGTCATAGTACAGAGTGAGGAAGGGGATATCAGTAAGTTTAAACGGTGGAAATACGCGAATTATTTCGAATCTATGGATTTGCTTACTCTACAATTTAGTAGCAAACTTCGCGTAGGTCTCAAAGAGATGCAAATCACAATGCACTATCCTAATGTGCTAGAATACAGTGGAGATTTCGACTCGTATTTGAAAGATGAAGACATAGATGAGATGATAGAGTATAATATCAACGATGTTGACTCTACTACGGAGCTTTTAAATAGGCTCCAAAAAGACATCGCATTGCGATCGTTCATAGAACAGGAATATGGCATTAATGCTTACTCAATGGACAGTGTTAAGTTCGGTGAAACTCTACTGGCTAAAAAATACTGTGAAGCCACTGGGCTGAGTAAAAAACAACTGGAAACGATGCGTTCACCAATGGACTACATTCCGTTGAAGGACGTCATATTACCGTTCATAAAATATAAAAATCCAAAATTACAAGACGTTCTTGAGGACATGAAGGGGCAAGTAGTGTACTCAAAAGAACGCAAAGGCTATGAGAAGCAGTTCGTGCTCTCAAATACACGCTATTCTGTTGGTGTAGGAGGTATACACTCTATTAATACGCCTAGAATCTACGTTCCAAATGACAATGAATACATTGGGCATGCGGATGTGGCGTCCATGTACCCGAGCTTTATAGTTCAATATAAATGGATTCCCCGTCACTTAGGAGAAGAATTTTGGCAGGTTTACGCTGGTATTTACCATGAGCGAATAGAAGCCAAACATAGCGGTCAGAAACTTAAGAGTGATGCCCTTAAATTAACTCTTAATTCTGTCACAGGAAAGATGCAACAAGAGACAAGTTGGATGTACGATCCATTTTCGGTATTTAAAATCCGAATAAACGGACAGCTAGTTCTGTTAATGTTGGTGGATCGTCTATTAGCCCTTGGATGTGAGATAGTCCAGGTTAATACAGATGGTGTGGTGTATGTCGCAAAAAAAGACCTCTCTGAACGAATTGGAGAAGCGATCAAAGAGGTTGAAGATATTACACGACTTACTTTTGAAGCGGATTGCTATGAAGCATTTTATCAGTATGCAATTAACGATTATTTTGGTGTCGTTAAAGGGTGGTCAGAATCTCATGACCCAAAACTGATAGAGAGAAAGGGTATGTTTATTACAGAAAACCGACTTGGGAAAGGAATGGCACCAGTAGTCATTCCCAAGGCTGTGATAAACTACTTTCTCACCAAGGAACCAGTTGCCGACTATATTCGTAGACAGACAGATATAAAAGACTTCTTGATGACTCAACGAGTCGATAAGAAGTTTACTGTTATACACGGAGATAAGCCGGTACAACGCATATCTCGCTATTATGCGAGCACCAACGGTCATTACTTGTATAAACGCAAGTATAATGAAGATTCAGAAGAATCTGGATATTCTGACCAAAACATGTTGACTAAATCAGGAATAACAATCCTGAATAAGTTTGACAACCTTCCGATTGAAAGTCGCAAAATCAACTATAGATACTATATTAGTGAATCTGAAAAGATAATAGCTGAGTTTGTGCACAGACAGTTGGAATTGTTCTAATAACCACTTGTTTATCATAGTATATAAGAGATGATTATAGAATTGAATACTAAGCTTCTGGATATCCCAGAATCGCTTACTATAAGTCAGTTAGTATTCCTAAGTATGGTATTGGATAAGAATCAAACCACAAAAAATCAAGACGTCCATCGATTAGTCAGCCTTATCAATGACGACGAGATATCATACTTAGTTCAACAGAATCTTATCACCTCGATGGAGAGAGGTGGATTTATCGTTTATGAAGCTACAGAGAAGTTAAAGGGTTATTTAACCCCTGAAAAAGATTACTTTGATGTGTTTTATGACCGATACCCAGTATACGTACTACGTCCAGATGGTTCTAAATGCTATCTTAGGGCAAATGTCAATAAATGTAGACACTTTTTCAACGTTACATGTGGAAAGAGCTCAGCTATGGCAGAGCACCTTATAGAATGTCTTGACTTCGAAATCAGTAAAAAGATGAAAGAAGGAAAGATAAGCTATATGAAAACCATGTGGCGTTGGTTAGTGGATCATCAATGGGAAGAATCTGAAGAAGAGATGAACGACAAACAAGAAAATACACAGTCTTATGGAACAGATCTTATCTAATGTTAGGCCTATTTCAGTTGTTGCTCAAGAAGCGATAAACTATATAGACGGAAGACGAACCCATAATATCGTCTCGCTTAAAACTAGATGGGAGAAGTTAAATAGACAGTGTATGGGTGGTATTGAACCTAATACCATCTACACGTTCGCTGGAATTAGTGGAACCGGAAAATCTAGTATGGTTAATACCATGACTACTGACCTTATAGATCTTAATCCTGACTGCGATATAGTAGTCCTCAATTTCTCACTAGAGATGGTTGGATTTAGGCAGATTGGAAGAACGCTTTCGAATAAGTTGCGAAAGACGACTTCCGCTTTGTATAGTTCGGAAACGGACCTGGATGACGAAACCTTCAGAAAAGTCATTGCAGTATCTAATAAGCTAAAGGCATATCCCATTTACTTTGTAGATGATCCTGGTACGCCCATGCAAATTGAACAGACTATAAGAAACTTCTATGAGAAGTATATCAAGGGTACTGGAAAGCATTTCGTGATTACTTTCGATCATACGCTATTGACTAAACAAGTAGGTAGTGTAATCGAGACTACTAGCGAACTTGAAAAAGTATTTATCAGAATCAAGAAATTGCCTCTGACGAGTATTATTCAAATAGCTCAGATGAATCGCGAAATAGAAAAGCCAGAAAGGATTAATAACCCATCGGCACATTATCCGATGCGTAGTGATTTATCATCGTCTGACGCGATGTTTCAGGCAAGTGACTACGTTTTTGTGTTACAACGACCAGAGATATTGAATATTGCTGAATACGGTCCTAATCGTTTACCTACTACTAATAAGGTATACGTTCACCTGTTAAAAAACAGAGATGCAGGTAAGCCGTGTATCTTAGAATTCGAGAACGATCTTCAGTACAATAATCTGATTGAATGCTAACGTCGCGACGACAAGTAGTAACGTTTAAAATAGGCTGAAATTATGAAACATTATACAATTAAGTTCGATAACAATAATAATAACCGTAGTAATGGGAGTATCTTTTCTAACGCTTCTAAGAATCTCGATAACATTATTCTTTCTAATTTGAAGAAGATGAATCCTTTCATGACCAATATCACAAGCACAGATCCTACTCTGGATGCTATGTTTGATGAGACGTTCGGTAAGGATTATATTATTATTCCTAATCGTGACTACAGCTACCTTCTGAAGGGCAACTTTGATTCAGAGTTTGCAAAGGCAGCTAAGTTCTTGGCTAACTACAATCCTAAGAAGATCCGTTATACACTGATCGACGGTACTCCTATTGAGTTCTTCGAGGATGAGATTCAGATTGGTTTTGATCTGATTCCTCTGTATAAGCTCTCGAGCCCCCACTATTATAGCACCCTGGCTCCTAAGACCAAGAACACCATCATTAACATTTTTATTAGTATTAACCGATAATTTATGTTAGTATTACCTACAAACAAAGTTCCAGCAGTTTCTGAAAATCCTAGATATTTAGTTCTGTACGGACTTCCTAAGTCTGGTAAAACCTCGTGTTTAGCCCAGCTGGATAACAATCTTATCATTGACTTAGAAGGAGGTACAAACTTTATTGATGCTCTTGCTATACAAGCAAGAACTATAACAGATTTAGGGGAAATTGCTAGTGCCATACGTGCCAAGAATGCAGAAGTAGGACACAACTTTTATAAACACATCACTATTGACAATGCTACCAGACTTGAGGACATCTGTATGTCGTACGCTTGTACGCTGTATAGAAAGACTGAGCTTGGCAAGAATTGGAAAGGTGATGATGTGACCACTCTCGCTCGCGGTGCGGGTTACAAATACTTAAGAGACGCAGTTAAAAAGGTCATTGATATGTTCAAGGACCTCTGTGATGAATTTATTCTAGTAGGACATGTCAAAGATAGTATCACCGATAAAGACGGGGAAGAGGTCAATGCAAAAGAAATCGACCTCGTCGGAAAACTTGGAAAAATCGTATGTGGCATGGCAGATGCCGTGGGATACGTCTATCGAAAGGATAACGAGACTCACATTAGTTTCAAATCTGGAGGAGACGGGACTATCATGGAAGCAAGAGCCAGACATATTGCTGGCAAAGATATTGTCATTGCCACAGGAGATGAGAATGGAACTATAACAACCTATTGGAACAGAATTTATAAGCCTGTATAATTTATTTTTAAGGGATATTTATGTATAGTACAAAAACCGCAACAACAAATAATCAGGAGTTTAATAGCTCCTATATGCCTGTAGGCATCAACGAAAATGTAACCTTGAAAGAGGTTAATGTAAACAAAACTGAAAATGGTCGTGATTTCTTGGAAATTATCTTCGAGAATGAGAATGGCCAGACAGCAACTATGACTGAGTGGAAGAACGAGAAGAACATGTGGATCAAGACTGATGAAGACCTTCAGAAGCGTGATGATCAGCAGTTCGGTCGTATTTTGCAGGTTATAGATGCAGCAAACGGTAACCATACCGACTTCGAAGGAAGTTCGTTTGTGGAGATGATTAACTGGGTAAAAGCTCAGCTTGAACCAGCTACAAATCCTGCAAACATGCGTCAAGGTATGCGTTTGAAGGTTGTTTACGACAAGAAGGGTTATACTAAAGTTAGCTCTCTTGGTACTTTTGTTGAACCTATGGGTGTAGAAGAGTCTCAGATTAAGCTTTGGAAGAATGATCTTCTGGAGCGTCCTGTTGTAGCAGACAGAGAGCCTGTTGCAGATCCGCTCGGTGTAACTACCGCTCCGGTGACTGAGACTTCAACAGGTACTGACGACCTGCCGTTTTAATATATTCTTACCAACATCTGAATGGGAAATAAAACCTCATAAAGAATATGTTGGAAAAGGATTATTAGAACAAATAGTCAATGGTGCTGACAACCAGTCTTTCTAATAAATAAAACAGTTCAGGTAAAGTTCGCAGAGGGACGCTGCTTAGAAAGATAAAAGGTCAAAGGTGTTGACAACCAACAAAGAGAAGTTTAATATTCAGAGGAAAAGGGAGAAATCCTGAAGGAAATGAGAAGGGTTAAAGGGTGAGAAATCACGTGTATGAATCTCCTTCTTTGTAAAAGGTCAGTGGTGGTGACAACCAGCCTTTTTGAGAGACGAAAACTAAACGCCCGGATATGGTCCGGTAACGGTAGTCGGTGAAACGGGACTAGAAAGGTAAAAGGTCTAGCATGATTAGAAGGTGCTGACAACCGGATGCTTAATTGCGAAAAGGTCAGTGGTGGAGGACTGATTGGATAATCCAGTCAGCCCCTAACAATATGGTCGGGATTTTGGCGTAAAGGTAGCCGCGAGGGACTTAAAATCCCTTGGTCATTTGACCGTGAGGGTTCGAATCCCTCATTTCCCACATTATGAAAGAAAACATTTTTCTTAAAAACGGAACATTATTTGCTACTGGATATAATAGAATAGTACATGGAGAACGTGGAGATTATGTAGAATTCGAAAAAGAACATATTGTTCAAAATTTAAAATATAAATTTGGATTTAAAAATAGTCCTCCTCCTGAAGATATATATTATTTGTGGTTATATCCACAATCTGATAAGAACACAAAAGTATATTATCAACTTAGAACTGTAAAATATGCAGATTATAAGATAGGAAAATATTATGTATCTCCTTATCTCCTAAAAGATTTTAAAGATCCAGAACAATTATTTCCGTACGTATGATACAAAAACGATATCAATATTGGACCCATGAAGGTGTTGTATGGACACCTTGGGTAGATTATTGTGAAGATGATTCACAGTTGAAAGAAATTGAAAAAGTATACAAATGGCAACTTAAGAATAAACTTAAAAACGAGTTTAGAGTTGTATGAACGTAAAAAACGGAGGGCACGTACCTCAGTAGCCTAGAGGACTGGCGCGAAAGTTAGCCGGAAAGTCGCAGGTTGGAATCCTGTCGTGTCCACAAATACTATTAAAGTACTTTAATGTCATGTATAGTACAAAAACAGCAATCACGATGAGTCTTAGAGACTTGTTGGATAAAGTAGACGACTATGCAATATACTCTTATTATTTAGGAGCATTTAAACCAGGTAAATTGATGAACAGTCCTCTGAGACCTGATGATAAAATCCCCAGCTTTGCTATATTTCCTGGCAAAACAGGGGGTTTATTATTTAAAGATCATGGTACTGGAGAATCTGGTAATGCATTAAAGTTTGTTAAACTATATCGTGGTATACAAACAAGAGAAGAACTTGAAAGAGAACTTCTTGCGATTGTTAGACGTATGAATCCAAATCAAACTATTAGGACAAATACAACGTGTTCTAGAGTTAGTTCTGGAGTGACGGATATTGGAATAGTACGTCAACCATTCAATGCTGTAGATAAGCAGTATTGGAAGCAGTTTCATATAAGCATTGATACACTTAAACGCTACAACGTGTTTAGTATCAAATATTTTCTTTGTAATAGTGTCGTCAGAGGTACCTACAAAGAAACTAGTCCTATGTATGCGTATAAGGTTTATGATAAATTTAAAATTTATAGACCTTTAGCCTCTAAGTATACTAAATGGCGGACGAATCTGACAAATCGTCACGTTCAGGGACTCGCTGAGCTACCACAGGAGGGTGGTAATCTTCTCATCATAACGAAATCTTTAAAAGACGTTATGTGCCTATATGAGATGGGATATAATGCGATAGCTGCTTCGAGTGAAACAACTTTTATACCTGAAGACATACTACAAAGCTTACGTAGTAAGTGGAAACATATAGTTATAATATATGACAGGGATAGGACTGGTATGTCTAGAGCTCGTGAATATAGTAAGAAGTATAAATTTGATGCTGTATTCGTCCATAAACGTTTTAAAGCTAAAGATATCTCTGATGCTGTCAGAGACAATGGCTTCAACGAAGTAAAAAATTGGTTAAACCTAACATTACAAAAATATGTGTGAAATAATTCTCTCAGTAATAGCCGGTAGCTTATTTTTAGCAGCATCTTTCTTGATCGGCTGTTCCGTAGGTAGTAACTCAAATCGCGTCAATATAGTAAGACTCAGTAATGGCGGTAAGATACATATGTGGAAAGGTTTTGTAGACCCGACTCTTACATTTGTAGCATGTGAAACTGGTAAAAACGGTGAGCATATTGACGGCGATGGTGTAGTGTTTGATGAAAAAGGAAACATAATTTTAGTAGAAACACATGATAACAAAGGGTAAAGGTAGGGTACGTAATGCGACAAGTGTCGATAAGTATGGCATCCACTTTAGAAGTAAATTGGAATGCTATACTTATGAAGCTTTTATGAAGGCAGGAATACCTGTTAAATATGAGCCAAAGCATTTTACTCTACTACCCTCGTTCTCCTATCTTGGGGAGAAGATTCGTCCGATTACATACCTTCCTGACTTTGTTGGGAGAGGTTTTGTTGTCGAGTGTAAAGGTCTGATGGGAGACTCATTTCCCTTACGTTACAAGCTGTTTAAGTATTACCTTAAGAGACACAGAAGTAAAATGAAGTGTTTTTTAGTACGTAATCATAAGCAGGTTGACGAAATGATTCAGTCATTAATTGCAGAAAATCATGGAAAAGAAAAATAACAATCAGTTCATTAATATTAGTGGACACATAGTCCCAAAGCCCGAAGGTTTAGATTGTAGTTTGGAGTGTGGTAAGGTATATTCTCTTATGTACGACAGAGCGTCGTCTGATCTTTATCTTGAGGAAGATAAAGACTTCGAATTTCCTAAGACTCATTATCAGAGTGATTCTGATAAGAAGCTGATAAAGAAAACTCTAGACACTTTTAATAAGACTGATAAGATGACCACTGGTGTGTTGCTTAGTGGTATGAAGGGTAGTGGCAAAACGTTGCTCATGAAGAAAATAGCAAAGGACTCTGGTCTGCCTATTATTGTGGTAGACAAGAATGTATGCTCTGATGATATTGAGGGCTTCTTTGCTAAGATTACAACAGACGTCTGTGTTCTGTTTGACGAGATCGACAAATATTGGAATACTCGTTATTTGCTTGGCTTCCTTGATGGTGTAAAACCGACATGTAAGAAGCTAGTTGTTTGTACTTGTAATAATGAGAAAGAAATCGATGAATACCTGAACGATAGATGTTCTCGTATTCGTTACAAGAAGACTTTCCACGGTCTTACAAAGGAAGTTGTCGCTGGTACTATAAATGATATTATTAACGATAAGAATAAGGCTGATGCTGCTGCAGAGTATATTTGTAGCAATATTCAGACGGTGTCTTATGACAACGTGATTGTATTTGCAGAAGAACTGCTTAACAATCCTGATGATTCCTTTGATGATATTATGGAATTCCTTAACATCTCTAAACGATGATGGATTTAAGTATCCCGTATTACGAGGATAAAACGAGAATTTCGAATAGTAATATAGGCTGGTTCCTGAATAAGGGGCCGGCCTTTTTACATAAAAAGCTAACAGAAGATATACCCGATGAAAAAACACCCGCTTTGGAACGTGGTACAATGATTCATGAGTATATCTTACAACCTGAAGAATTTCAAAAACATTATGTTGTCTGGGATAAGGAGAAACCCAGTTCTGCACAGCAGGAGAAGTTCTGTATGGAGTTAGCTGAGAGCGTTGAAATAGAGCCAGATAGAGCCATTTTAAGCGCATATAAAAGTGCGTATAGTACAGCAGGAAAGTCAGAAGACAAAATGCTGTCAGAAGGCCTTAAAATAGCCTCTACGTTGAAGAATTATATAGACTTCCTGAAAGCAAATGATGGAAGGATTATGATCTCCCACTGGGATTACCACATGCTTGAGAAAATCAAGCAAAATATACAGTCTCACAAACTTGCATATTCTATAATAGAAGCTTCTAGAGTATTACGTGATTATAAAGATGACGTAGTATTTGAGAATCACCACGAATTCCATATAAACTGGGAGTGGAAAGATCTTACTGGTAAACATGGAAAAGAAAAAGCATGCGTACAATGCAAATCTCTATTAGATGGTCTTACTCTTGACTTTAAGAATAAAGAAGCTATCATCTATGACTTAAAAACTACACAAAAATTGTGGCATTTTGAGGATAGTATGGAGCAGTATGATTATCTAAGACAACTTGCATATTATATGTGGGCTGTTCGTTGGTACTTAAATACAGAATGTAACGAAGATTCTACAAAATGGAAATTTTCATTCTATATTATAGGTATTGATACAACAGGCAGTAATGAGATTCGTGTATTTAATTTTACAGAAGCACAAATGGTGCGTCCATCTGTGAAAATTATGAATGCTTTACGAGATATTGCTTGGCACCAAGCCAATAATAAGTGGGAGCATAGTAGAGAATATTATGAAGGTGATGGCTCAGAGTTGTTGAATTTATGAGTCAAATAGAAAAACTATTAATACCTTTAATAGACGAAAACATTTCATTTGACGATGTAAATACAAATGATTTTGTTGGTGTGTATACAGAAGATATTAATTCTCCTGGACTTAGTTATATATATTTAGTTTTTGTCTACGATATAAATAATCTTAGACCTAAACTTGCAACAAACGCAATAGACTATGTTAGGAGAATTGGTAACGGACTTTACCACATATACAAGTTTCCGAGGATTACAACAGATATCCAAAAGGTACTTAGTGGTAATTACACATCTATGTCTAATAAAGGTGTTTCACGAGTATATACTTTTTGGAACGGTATTGATGATATAACAGCTAACTATCCTTTTTATAGGACTTTAGCTAACGAACCTTATTATCGCGCTATTCCAGAAGAAACATATATTCCATTGTGTAAAAGGAAAGAGCCCCAGGGATTTACTGTCGCAAAACAGTAGTCCCTAGGGCTTCTTTGTTTTTTATCGTAATAATAGTTACGTATAGAATCAAAATAATAAATATTAATCTCCAGTTCCCCAAAGTTGATCGAACAC